ATGCGCACAATCCTACAGCTTCTGGTTTGCTTGGCCATCCCCACGACCGTAGCAGCACAAACAGTCAGCACGTGCAAGATCAACGGGAAAATGATCATCACGGACAAGCCGTGTGACCACGCAATGGACGCGACGATGGAGTTCGGCACGCCAGCCGAACGCGCACAGAAACAGCAGCGAGAGGAACAACGAAAGGCCAACTGTGCCCAATTGACCAGATCACGAGCTGACGCCCTTAGAACCGGAGCGGAACAGTCGTGGAACCCGCGTGCAAGCGTCCTGATGAACAGCGTCGTCAAGATGCTCGATGAGCAGCTGGCCACCAACCACTGCGAACGCACCTAGCGCACAACCGCAGCTGAAACAGCAAATCCAAAGACCAGATTGAGGCCTTCGGCCTAGAGGCGCTCGCCGCGCGGCCTCTCAGCTCGCCCAGCAGGGTTGTCACCATTCCACTGAGTTCGTCGTCCCTTTCGCGAACATAGCGGCGTCTCTGTGGGCTTTCGCGGCATAAACGGCCACCTCCCCACCTCCAAAAAGCCGGAGGCGGGTCCCCTCCATTTATTCCACGTCCCACAGAGCCGCCGCTCTCATGTTCGCGGGACGACGAACTCAGCGGAACGGTGACAACAGCAGCCCCGGCAGGCTCACCGAGAGAGAAGACGCCGGGACTCAGAATCTAGCGGCCCGGTAACCTTGAGAGGCAAAACCATGGAACAGCTTTCCTTCACCCTGATCGGCGGTCTCTGCACCATGCCTCTGTGGTTCGCCCTACCGCGCCGTCGCACCATCAAACGCGGCAAACTCCCATTCCGCCCGTGGCAACAACTCACGCTGCGCCTGCCGATCCGCAAGCTCATCCGCGCCGCCTCGCACTTCATCTGGACGCGCCCAGACGGCAAGCAATTCGTCTGCCGCACCTTCCGCGCCCTCGTCGCCCGTGTCTACGACTACGACGGCCACCTGCTGCAAGGACTGCTGCGATCCAGCACACTCAAGCGCTAACCCTCAGGAAAGGCTTCCAGCTAGTCAACGCGGCGAACCCTACCCGACCCAATCACCGTGCGCTCGCGCGGCTCCTGGGCCGTTTCCGACGGCTTGGCAACGTCCAGGACCATGCGTACCTCCTGCGGCTGTGCCACAGGCACAGAAGCGGGTTGCGAAGCGGCCTGCATGCGCTCCTGATTCCTAGCCATCCGACCATCCGCATCAAAGGCCTCGAAGAAACCACGCTTCACCACCTGGTCGCAGATCTGCTGCGTCGTCTCCAAGTGCGTGCCCTGCTGCGTCCAGCACTCACAACCGCCACGGATCTGTACGCACGCAGCCGGCACGGGCACCCGCGACGGCTTCGTGAGCTCGTCATAGGCCGGAGCCGTGTACTGCAGACCAGGCACACGCGGCACATAGCTAGCCACATATTCCTTCGCCGTCACCGGCCCCCTCTGCGTCGGCGTTGCAGCTCCACCTGGTGCACCTGGCTGACCAGGTAACGCACCAGTTGCACCCACCGCCAACTTCACCGAATCCGGATGCGCCAGCTTCCACAGCTTCCAGCCACCGCCCAGCAACGCCAGGATGATCACCACCGGCAAGCCATACAGCAGGTAGTACTTCTTCGGGATCGACTTCTTATGCGTATGAGCGTCGGCCGACTTGTACCAGTCGAACACCTGCTTCGGATATGGGAACGTGCTATGCAACGCGCGCTTGAGATTCGCATTCGTCGGGTCCTGCACCTTCTGCATCTTGAACAGGTCCGCCTTCTGCCGGCCCCACTGACGGATCAGATGAAGATGCTCGCCGGCCAGCTTCTTCAGATGGTTATCGACCAGGCTTGGGTCCTGCGTCATGAAGAACAGATCGAATCCCTTATGACGATGCGTCTCCAGCTCAGCCACATGCTGCGGCGGCTTCGAGCTCGAAGGCCTCGGCGGCATGACCTTCTGCACCTCATCGATCACGATGATCGATTTCTCGGGGCACTCGTGCCACTTTGTCGCGTCCTCTAGCTTCGTCCACTCCAGCGTGAGCTCGGGGATGCCGAAGTAAAACACCGGACGATTCTCGGCCTTACGCTTAGCCTCCACCGTGGCGATGGTGTAGAGGCTTTTACCGTTACCAGGTTGACCTGTGATAAGTGTCAGCATGGCGGCCTCACTTCTGAACCATCTTCCGGATCGAGCCACCGCTCAACCCAGACAGAGACGCGCGGATCGCCAACGTCGTGAGAATCATGTTCATCGACGTCCCCACCTTCAGCACACCGAGGATACCGACCACGTTCCACGGCAACGTGCCGGCACCGGCCACGTACTGCAGGAACAACGACTTCATCCCATCGAGCATGAGCGAAATGCCCGTGAAGCTTACGAACCCGATGCCCAAAGCGACAAGCACTCGGCCCACGAGAGAGACACAGGCCTGCGCAAGAAAACCAACGATGGCCGAAGCCAACAGAGCGGCGAATGGCATTTAAAAACTCCCCTTGAGCATGTAGGCACACAGCATCAACGTGCTGAGCATCTGGAGATAACCGAGCAGCTTACCGATATCGCACAGCGGCGCAGTCGAAATGTGAAGCGTGGTCGAACCACCAGGCAACACCAGCGGAATATCCAAATCGGCCAGGCACTGAGCGACGAACCCCATGTCATCCACGTTCGAAAACTTCGAGCTCATGTCCACCTGGTCAGCCTTACCAGGCGTGGGCAACTGCGAAGCCATCGGATCATTACCGGCCTGAATCTGCTGGCCCAACGTACTGGCCGAGTCACCACCCTTCTGCAGCTCACACCTGGTGTTCCACTGCTGACGCAAGATCGCGCAACTGATCGCATCACCCGAGCAACTCGGAGGCGCACTGCAATCAGCACCACCGCTGGCGCTATCGTCCTTGCACACCACCGCATTCGGGTTCTGCTGACAGAACTGCTGCTGTGGCACCGTCACCGTAGTCGAACAGGTGTCATTCGTAGCGGGACCACTCGCCGACGGCGTACTAGATGCGGCCACCTGCATCGAGCCGCAGACCACCGTCCGACCACCACCACCAACAACAATCGTCGTCGTCGTGCAATTCTGCCCATCACAGGTCGTATTCGATGTGGACGTATCGGGCGAAGTACCAGCCGGCGCACTCGCACCGGTACCACCAGGCTGCGTCGTCGTCGTCCCGTTATTGCTTGACACCGACCCACCAGGTGGAATTGCCGGCGAACACACATCCGCGCCGTTCACCTGGCCATAGAAACGACCCTGAGCAGCACACACCTCTGGTGACGGCGGCAACGTCTTTGGATCGGTCGCATTAGACAAATAAACATCGATGGTGATCTGTGGCCAATTCGTCATGTCGCATGACTTACCACTAGCGGCACCAGCTCGACCACCTGACGTGTAACCCGTCAGCGAGCTTGAATTCGGGTACGTCACCGTCACGCCGCCCGGGTCGTACTGACATCCCTTCACACAGATGTAGTCCGGTGCTCCGCTCGACGTTGACGACGTCGTCCAACCCACGCCCTTGTACTTGTTCATCAACGACGGATCAGTGCAGCTCACCACATTCGATTTACACGAGCCATCGGATTGCAACGTATAGCCATCCAAACAACTCGACGCCACAGGATTCGCAACACCACTCCAGTCATAAATACTCTTACCAGTCGCACACGACCAGGTGCCATCACCATTCGCAACGCACGACACCGACCCACTACTAGCATACGAATACGACGAAGCCACCATCCCAAACGCGGCCGTACAAGCAGACGTGGGATCACCACCACGCCCTCCACCAGAGCAATACCAAGGATGACCATTAGCGCCCGCCACCTGCGCATCAGAAACCGTACTCAGGCCAAAGACAAGCGCTAAAGCCAGTAGCACATGACCCAGGCGGAGACCGGTCAAGATGCGCGCACGACGAAAGAAAAATGACCAGGGCATAGCTCACCACCCTCACGAGAAAAGAATCCATCCAGCCCCCGCTATCGCAACGAGAACAATCCAACCTTCCATGACTGCCTCCGAATGAAAACGGGGACCGAAGTCCCCGTCGCACACCAGGCAAGGGGACGTCTCCCCAAGACCGATCACTTGATCGGACGCTTGACCCAGTTGTAGATCGCGATGACGCCGTAGACCGACAGAACAGCGATGCCGATCGAACCGATCGCGGCCAGGCCACCGGTGATCGTGGCAACCACCTGCGTGGTGTCCACGGTCGGCGCAGTCTGCGCATGCGCAGCGACAGCACCACCAGCAGCGACAGCACCGATCGCAACCTTGCCGGCCACGCGCTTCGACAGTTGGAAAAACTTGTTCATGACCTACTCCTCTTCACGTTGAAAAATGGACCGCGCTGCAGCCCGGAAAATGAAAGCGAGACCCCACAGACCCAGGACCGCGCCTCCGATCAGCGCACCGTCGCTTACAGACAGCGGCGGCAGCGCATGCAACAGCGTGACCTCGTCAGCAGTCAGCATCAGATAGCCCGTGCACGAAGATGCAGGCGCGCTATCGAGCTGGAGCTGACCACTGACGAGCTGCACGCACTGAGCCATGTCAATACCTCAACAGTGCTCGCCCAAAAGCGACCGAGAAACGCTGACGACGCGATACCTTCGCAGCAACCATGTAACGCTTCGCAAAGCGCTTCCGATCCGAACGACGCGCTGCCCAACGGACACCGCACCAAGCGAGCACTGCAAGCATCAAAACCTCCTAGTGATCCAGCTTGACGATGGAAACCACATCGAACGCCTCATCACAATGGTCAACTGCCGTGACCACTGCATTCTCACGCGAGTCAAACGTCCCTGCCTCACGTAGCCGGTGCGTGAACCCCACATCGCCCCCGCACGGACACAGGAACAGCCCGGAATTCACTTCCTGCACCACGAAAGCGACACGCGCCACGATCAGCCTCCCGACTTGCCAGACGAGGCAACAACCACCGGCACCAGCGAATGCACGATGGTCTTCATCGTCTTGCCGTTGGTCGTGATTTCCATGTCGGCATTCGCCTTGAACGGCAGCGGCACCTTGGCGTACTTCTCGAACTCGTCCGACTTGCCGATCGTGTACTCCGCAGTTGCTGCACCACGTGCGGTGCCCTTCGACTCATCGAACGGCGTCAGCACATAGGCCTTGCACGAATCGAACGCGACACCATCCATGTCGCCCTTAGAGGCCTTCAGACCGTAGACAACCACTTCACTGGTAAAACGCATGACTTGCTCCCTCACAGGCTGGTGAAATGACCGGTTCCCCCGTCCAGCCATCGTCGGAGGGGTCAAATTCGTTAAACGTCGGATAGCGCGGCTGACCATGCAACGGCGCATCGCACAGCTCGTAGTCGGGCACCTTCAAGCGTTCCGGCCACTCTTGCGACTTCGACATGACGCGCTGAACGAACGCCGACTCACCCATCAAGCCGACCAGCACACGCACGTACTTGCCATAGCTCGCACAGATGTTGTCGAGCGACGCCTCGACGTTGATCTGAGCGGTCTTGCGCTTGATTTCCATGCGCTCGGGCTGGCGCTCCGGCTGGATGAACCGCAAGCAGGGATAGGAAGCGACAAAGAACGCAGACGGGTCGAGCAGCACGTCAAACGGAATGACACGCTTTACGTTGCGGTACTCCACTTCGATGCGAACCCACTCTGACAAGGCGTCGCCCTGCTCTTTGCCCTTCTCGTAGATGCGACAGAGCTTGCCGTTGCGGCGAAGCCCGATATACAGCGAACGCCCCTTGCCGTTGGGCTTCTTCCAGTTGCCCTTGTACTCATGGTGAGGCGCGTTGACAGATGCAGTGAACAGCCCGTCGTCATACCAACCGTCCGCCTGGTCAACAGACACCTCACCGTTGAAGCAATCGTGCGCCAGATCAACCCGGGTGATGCTCGGACGGCGAGCCTTCTTGGTCAGGAACTCGAACAGACGGCGTTCCCATCCTTCACGCGCAGCCAGGCAACCCGCCCCATTGATGCTGACCATGATGGTTGAGCGCTGATTCTGGCCACCGATGCCCACGTGCCCGTAGTTGTCGCCAAGCTCCCAGGCATTCAGGTAGAAATCGCGCGAGCGCTTGAGGTCTCGCGTCACGCCATAACCGAGAATCTCGGTGAGCTTCTCCGACAACGCCATGACGTAGGCCACGTCATCAACACCACCAACCTCTGCTTTGAACGTCTCCTCACCGATGGTGAAACGCAGCGTGTCGATCATGGCGACCTGCTCACCAACAGGTACTCGGACCATGACCGCCTTAACCTCACCCGTATCGGTCATCACGAGCTGCATTTCCGTCGGTACTGCCCACGCCGCCGCAGATTCCGTTCCCCCCGTGTTACTAGAGGGGGGGCAAACCGGCGCTGCCGCGCCGCGCGCCTCGCTACGCTCCGCACGATGCGCGTCCGCGCCCCGCACCGCTTTCACTACTCCGGAGCGAACTGCCGTCAACTGCGCTTTGAGCTTGCCCATCGGATCGTTTACCCCCGTGCCGTTTACCGGCTATATTTGCGAAAACTCACAGTGAGTGAGTTTCTAACATTGCGTGAGTATTCTAACGATCCGTTAGAAAGTCAAGCAGGAGGTGCTATGCGAAGCGAAATTTATTTCGACCGACTGATCGAAGCGAAAGGACTGAAAAACGACCTCGGCCTTGCCAAGTACATGGGATGGTCGTCCGGTCGCATGAGCCAATACCGCACTGGAAAACGGATCATGGACAACGAGCTGTGCGTACGGCTGGCGATGGAACTAGGCATGGACAACCCAATGCCGATCATCATGGCCGCCGACATGGACCGCGCCGAGCGCGCAGGTCAGCGTTCGCTGTGGGAAGTTTTTTCACCGAGGATGGCGACTAGCGCAGCCGCCACCCTCACCCTGGTGATTGGCGCAAGTGTCACAAATTTTGTGACACCTTCTACCCTGCAAGCGTTTAGCCAAGCCATTGCAGCAGGCCAACGCTTTGTGTTATGTTAAATCGCCGCCGGATTTGGCTACGTCTACAACAGGCGCTGCGTGCAATCCAGACAGGCACGAAACCGGCAATTGCGTGACCGGCAACACATCAGCAAATCCAACACCTCTCGCTTCGAGACGCCTGCATCCAGCAGGCGTTTTTTATTCTTAGCGATCTTCCTGTAATGGCGGCGACGAGCCGCGTCCTGAATGCCACGGCGCAGCGTACGGATACCCGCTACTCGGTCCCGCTGGCCGCACTAGCCGTGCAATAACCGGTCGCTCCCTAAAACCGCATCACCGTCACAGCCAAGGCCCGAGCGGGACACTCCCGACGCTAAACGCCTTACAAAGTCAACTTTACGGGCTTGGCGTGATGCACCATGCCATCGCCGCCGGAACCCGGCCAATCAGAACCACTGCGCGCGCTGTCAGGTATCGCCTGCACACTAGGAGAGGCATGTCGACAACAGCACGAGAATGGCGGCCACCAGCCCTCTCCTTCAATTCCTGGGCGCCGGCCCAAAAACATCCATGCGCGAAACTCAGCACGAAATGGCTGGGGAATATCCACCAGACGAACAGAGTGCGTTTTGTCAGCTGTCACTCGCGCGATGCGCAAATTCCGCAGCACTTCCAGATCTGCCTGCATGGCAAAGCTGTCTCCTTTACACCTTCTAGCGCTAGCCCCCTAGCATCGTATTGCGAGGCCTCCTTCCCCGGATACGGCTTCAGCACGAGCCGCCCACCAGTACGAATCTGGTTTGACCACCGCTTGCCACCGAGTGGATCGACGTGCTGCTGGAGGTTGCTTCCCCAGTGGGAGCCCGTAGCGAGCCCGATGACCCCTACCAACCTGACAACTTTGACGCGCAGCGGCCAGGATGGACGGAAGGGCGGGATCGGCTTCAGCGGCATAGCGGCGCCTTTTCGTGGCGCGTGTATTCCCGCACACAGACTAGACGGCATGCATATCCTTTGCGCCCGATCGGCTGGGTGTTTCCCCTACCCCGCGCCGGCTTGA